GCATGTCGCCGCCCTGGGCGCCCGCACCGTCGCGCAAAGCCCGACGATCAACATCGCGACCGATCAGCCCGCAATCGCGGTCGACGCGAAGTCGAATGCACATGACGTTTCCGCTGTCATCACTCGTCCTGGCAATATAAACCCATACGCCGCAGGCGATGTGTTAGGCGGCGCATGCACGTTCGTTGGCGCAAGCAAGCCGGGGGCGTCTCTGCTTATCACCAGTGCGCAGCTTGAGCTTGATTTTTCAAGTGTACCGGCAGGAATGACGACGTTCCGGCTGTACCTATACAGCGTAGTGCCACCGTCTGCGCTCGGGGATAACGCGGCCTTCGACTTAGAAGCCGGCGACCGCGCTTCCTTCCTCGGTTTCGTTGATCTCGGCAGTCCGGTTAAGATCGGTTCGACGCTCTACTGCGAAGTAACGAACGTCCAGAAGCAGATAAAAACCGCCTCTGCCGACGTGTTCGGTTATCTCGTCACCGCGGCCGGATTTACGCCCGCTAGCAACAGTGAAGTCTACAAAGTCACTCTCCACACAGCGGAGATTTGACATGGCTGTTTCATTCGCAACAAAGCGGCTGCTGTTGTTCGGCGGGGGTAAGCCCCCCGCCGCCACTAAAGATTTCCTAACAACCCAGTCGGGTCAAATACTGACCACGCAAAGCGGCGTCGCATTGGAGGCGAAACCAAATGGCTGAGAATGTTCCAACCTCGATGCTGCCCCCGGCGGCAGCGTTGGCGGGGGACGAGGCGTTCCCCATCGTTCAGGGCGGCGCGTCGAAGAAGTCCACCCCGCTCGCGCTGCGGACGTTTGCGCTGAACGGCGGCGACCTGCAGCGCGTGCCGCTTCGAAATTTTCTGGCAGGCGTCAAGGTTATCCCCGATACGACCTACACTCTCCTAGACGGAGATACTGGGCACATGTTGGTCTTTACCGCGTCGTCGCAAGTTACGATCACTCTTCCAAACAGCTTTGATCCGGGGTGGAACGCTGCAATCGTTCAGGCGGGAACCGGACGGGTCGTAGCCAGCCTGCAGGCGGGCGCCTCGATTTTGTCGCGGTCGTCGTTTGATCGAACAGCGGGTCAGGGGGCGGCAATTTCGCTCGTCGTGCTGACAAACGCCGGCGGGGTCGCTCAGTATCTTTTCCAAGGTGACGGTGCGCTTTCATGATCCAGTTCCCCTCCATCGCACAAGCAACTATGACGCGGCAGGTTGCAGGCTCGAAGCCATCCTGGGTTTCGAGTGGGGCGATCATGGCGCTCGACGCCAAAAGTGACCGTTATTGGCAGGCAGCTTCTATCGCCCGCAACGCCAATGGCGGCGTTCGCCGACAGGCAACGTCACTAGGCTTGGCGCAGAGGCAGAACGGCGATTGGGCATCTTTCAAGGGAGGCGAAATTCGTCTTACCGACAAAGGATTGTTCAATGAGGTCCAACGGCAAAACCGTCTCCTTTATAATCGCGACCTGACGAATGCGGCATGGATTAAGACCAACGTCACAGCGACGAAGGATCAGGCGGGATCGCTTCAAGGGGACGCGGCGGGTGCCTCTAAGATAGTCGCGACAGCGGACGCGGCGGTCATTTCGCAGGCGGTCACGTTTTCATCGTCCAGGGCAATCGCCTCGGCATACCTGAAACGCCTCGTCGGCGTCGGCACTGTCGAACTGTCCGTCGATGGCGTGACATGGACCCCCGTCACCATCACGACCGACTGGCAAAGGTTCGCTATCGCCGCAGTGACACAGGTCAATGCGACATTCGCCATCAGACTGGGAACATCGGGCGACGCCGTTGCTGTCGATTTTACACAGGTTGAAACGGGCTCTGCCGGGCCGGATGTTCCGTCTAGCGCGATGGAATGCACGTCCGCATCAGTCACGAGGCAAGCAGACAGACTGCGGTTTCGCGCCGCTGATTGGGCTCCCTCCGCTGGTTGCTGCGTCATTCAAGCCCGGGCCGTCCCTGGCGTCGACAAGTTTGGCGCTCTATCTTCGTCACCGGCTCGGCTCGTACAGTTTTCAGACGGGACCGGAACTCGGACGCTATTTGCGAGCGTCACAAGTACGCAAGTCACCGTTCAGCAAGCCAATTCGGGCGGCACGGTAAACATGCCGTACCCGTCCGACATGAGCGTCGTCCGGGTGGTATTTGCATGGAAGAACGGATCGCTTCGGGCGAGCATCAACGGGGCCGATCCGATAGCTGCGTCGGGCTTTCTCGAAAAGGCGTTCAGCCTCGTCACCCTCGGCCACGACTACAACAACAACGGAACGAACGCGCTTTGGGGATTTGTCGAGACTGTCGAGGTCTTCGTCGACGACCCGTCTGACGCGTTGCTGAAAGCGCGGAGTGTCGTCGTATGAAACTGAATGAACTTCCCAAGGCGAAAAAGCCGTCTGCCGATCAGGTCATCGTTGTTGACGACGGCGTGACGACAAGTCAGCTTCCCGTTGCTATGCCTGTAGCGCAGCCGTTCGGCGTGCTTCGGAGCGACTTCGTCGACCTAACCGCGCGCACGTCCGCTGGCAACATCACGTCCGAGAATGGCGTCCCTCTTGTTGGGCTCGATAGTTTCACGCCCGAACCTGTGAAAAAGAATGGGTTCAGCGTTGTCCAGCAGACATTGAACAACAACAAGTTTTACTCGGCCCTGACCTACGAGTTCAGGGCCGAACGCATGACCGAAAACCTGCGCGAACTAGGCAACGGCTGGATGCGCGATTTCGTCCTCAGTAAGCAAAAGACGACATCGAACTACGGCGCACTAATCCCGATGTACGGCGGCGGGTTTGAGAACATCGATCCTGACCCCGAACTATATGTCGAGGTTGCCGAAAACATCGCGCTCCTCGACTACTGGTACAACATGTATGACAGGATCGGACTTAACGTCGCCCTTTGCGCCCAGGCTACTGCGCCGATTTCGAATGGCGGGCATGTTAAGGCAAACGCTCTCTTCGGCGATATGATCGCCGCCTTTATCGCCCGGCATCCCTGCATAAAATGCGTCGAACTCCATAACGAGGCGAACCTTTCGACTTTTTGGTCGGGGACGACGCAAGAGTATGTTGACGTGTACCGCCCTATCGCGAAAAAGATTAGGGAGGCCCGCAGGGACATAAGGATCGCGTTTAGCGGCCCCTCGGTCATGTGGTGGCAACCGGCGATCGACTGGCTGACCGGCATCTTTGACGCGGGCGCACTCGACTTCTGTGATGCAATTTGTTGCCATCCGTATCGGGCAGCGAGTAGCACCGTTTGGCCGCCGGAAGCTGAGCCGTTCTTCAATAATCCGTCGCCGCAGCCGACCACGCATCCGAACTACACCGACGGTAACTCTTATGAAACTGCCGCGGCAGCGTACTATGCATGGATGTCTTCCTATAAGCCGAACATGCCGGTCTTTTACACCGAAATTGGATATTCGGCGGGGACGGGAGGCTCGCTCTGTGTCGGCACAGATGCGAAACAAGCAGCATGGCTCTCGCGGCTGATGCTTATGGACATGGACCTTTCTGTTCGCAACATCGTCCCGATCAAGGCCATTTCCTGGTATCAGTTTACAGACAGCGGGACGGGGTCAAGTCAAGAGCGCGCACTTGGCCTGATCCGGTACGACCACGACTACAAGAAGCCGTCATACTGGGCCTACAAGTCCATCTGCCAGTATTTCCACGATTGGACAGACCTGACGCCTCTCAACATCGCAGTGACCGCGTCAGCCTATAACAACGCGGTAAAAACTAAAGCGTGGCGCAAGGCTAGCAACGGGAAAACTACCCTTGCTTTTTGGCGCCTCGATCAGATCGCCGATCCGACCAACGACTTCACAGCAACGCTTTCGTTCAATCCGGGGTTCACCGTCTCATCGGTCAAGCAGTTCATGCCCGGTAAGGCGATGGGGGACGGCGCGGGTGTTAGCTTCGTTCAGGACGGCAGCGGCGTCGTAACTATCACCACGATCGTGTCTTGGCGGGCGCAGTGGTTTGAAATTGGCTAGCGAGGGAAACATATGACCTACATCGCAACATATCTATCCGCGCTCCTTGGTGAGGAGTTGGCGGAGGTCAAGGCGGCGATCTCGCTGATGTTCCCGAAGGTGAATGTCGCACCGACGCCGCCGACCCATTCTGACGACAGCGGGCAGGGGTACGCCGCTAACTCGAAATGGTTGAACCTGTCGACTGGCATAGAGTACATTTGCCGGGATGCGACCGTCGGCTCTGCTAGTTGGGTCCGCCAGGACAACGCCGACTTTTTCGGCTACGTCCCTGGCCGGTACTATCACGGCATGGTTGCCATCGTTCTCGCCGGGTCAACGCCGGGAGCAAACTCGATCCGCATGCACCCGTTGGTGATAAAGGAACGGGTGACGATTTCGGAACTCGGGTCGCGCGTGACGACGGCAGAAGTCGGAAAGAGTTTCCAACTTGCACTTTACGCCAGCGACCCTTCGACGAAGCTGCCGACAGGCAATGCGCTTGCTAGCACCGCAACCATGTCGGCAGGTGCGGTCGGGGTCATGACGGGCGCGGTTACGCCCGTCACCATCGAGCCCGGCTTGTATTGGACCGCACTGTGCGCGGATGTCACAACTGCAATATTCCAGTCGTTCGGCAGTAACTCGACGAACATCGCTGCATTTCTTGGCGGGGCCTCGACGCAAGTTGCATCGGGAGCAAGCTCCTCCATCGCGTACCTGTCGACGGCGGGGACGTTTGGAACATGGCCCGACCTGTCGGCGGCATCGTTCTCCTACGGGAATAGCTCCGCCTATGCGGCGATCTTCTTTAGGGTGGGGTAGGAATGGAAACGGACGATGATTTCCTCGCACACGCCGACATTGACGGGACTATCACCGTCACTGTCCTTTCCGACAGCAGCAAAACGCTGACGATTGTGGCCGGCACGCTCCCCGAGGATCGTGACGGCCTAATAAACTCGTTTATCGAGTGGTACGGGACGAACTGATACGCCTATCGGCGAGGCTGTTCAGATACAGCCTCGCCGGGGCTTCGACGTACCTGAAGCTAACGAGAGCAAGGATGACGCCGACCGGCAGCAACAGTAGCCGCATCGACATGTCGGAAGGCATCTTGAAAGGCTGCTGCCAAAGATAGAGCGAAAAGGATGCAAGTCCGATGGTGGTTAGCCAACGCATTTCAAGCGTGGTGCGAACAAACGCGGGGCCTGTTTTTAGCAGGGCTAGGCAGGTGGCGAGTAAGATCGTCCCTGCGGAGTATTTAATAACATCCGGCACGACTGAGAAGTTCAGCGCGAACGCCACGACACCAGACCCGAAGCAAATATTACCCGCGTTGCGACTGCTGGCCGCCCATACGCTTGCCGGGCCACGAACAGCCAGATAGGCAAGGGCGCCCAGGAGGATCGATGCTCCGCGGACATCAGATCGCCAATAAACCGCGTAGTAGTCCTGCCCCGCCCATGTCAGGGCAAAGCCATTGACGATAAAGGCCGAGGCTAAGGGCGCAATGATCGGAAGTGGGGGCCATCCCCTAGACCGGCTGATTAGCGCAATGCCGCCGAGAAGAACGTACATGTGCTCCTCGACACAAAGCGACCAAATGTGGTCAAGCGCCTCGGGGATATCGGAAAAAAGTGAATAGTAATTAATGGTCAGCGTCATCGCGGAGGCGAAGGACTTGGCGTCCACGCCGAGCGATGGGACGAGGAGTGTTGCCGCGAAAATTGTCGACAGGAAAACCGCTAGGGCAGGGATTACCCGCGACATGCGCCGCAGGTAAAACGTAGAGAGCGGAACTTCCTTTTCGAATAGAAGCCCCGCCATCAAGCGCCCACTTAGGACGAAAAATAGTTCGACACCGAAACGGCCGAGATTGATGGGCGATCCTGCGATGTAATGCGCAAAAAATACCCCAAGAATTGCAGTGCCGCGCCAGCCATCAAGGAAATGGATATGGCTGCCGGAAGAAAAATTGTTTGCCATAAAAGTAAGCCCCATTAGTTGCGTGCAATCTCTAACACCACAACGGGGCGATGCAATAGGTTAACAAGAGGCTAATTCGGACTTCTCGAAATTAGATTAACGCCGAAAACAACCCGCCGGACGAGCCTGCGGGTTTTCGTTTCAAGGAAAGGTAACGAAATGACTGCCGAAAATAACGCCCTTCCGGTTTGGAAGGAAATCAAGTTCCCGCTGCTCTTCCCGGTCGACGACCTGAAGGAACTGACCTTTCGCGAGCCGAACGGGGAAGTTCTAGAAATCATCGACGACCTCGGGATCGAGGAAGGCAAGGCGCCGACCATCCGCCAGACGATCGCCATCATCAGCGCCCTTTCGAGCGTCCCGATCGAAGTGATCCGCAAACTCAATCAGCGCGACATCGAGGGGGCTGCGAATGCAAGCGTCCCTTTGCTTGGGGGAGAAGCAGGGACGAACGGCAAGCCCTGATCGCTGGGCTTGCCCGGATCTGGCGAGGGGAAGGGGATCAGATCGTCGCGACGGTCGCGGCGATCCTGAACACGTCATTTCCTGAATGCCGTCGAACCCCGATCGGGCTTCTCTTGCGCATGTACGCGCAGTCAAAGCGGATCGCAAAACTAAGAAGGGGCTAATATGGCCGGAACGCTTACATCGCAGTTGGTCGTTCGCCTGATCGACCAAGTCACCGGCCCGGCTCGGACTGTCGGCCGCTCGCTGCTCGGGTTAAACCGAGCGGCGAACGGGGCGTCGGGAACTTTCGGCGCTCGCCTGGGCGCCGCCATCGAGCGCAACAATCGTGCCCTTGATCAGACGCGCGGCCGGATGATCGACGCCGTCGCCGGGTTCTATTCGCTGAAAGCTGCCATCGGCGGCCCGGTAAAAGCGGCGATGGAATTCGAAAGCGCGATGTCGGACGTTCGGAAGGTCGTCGACTTCCCGACCCCACAGGCGTTCAAGGATTTTCAGCAAGCTCTTGTTGACCTATCGAAACGCGTTCCGCTTTCGGTCAACGGCCTTGCCCAGATCGCGGCAGCCGCTGGTCAGGCCGGCATTGCCGGCGACGACCTCATCAAATTCACGGAAGCCGCCGCGAAGGTCGGCGTCGCCTTCGATATCAGCGCCGACGATGCCGGCGACGCGATGGCGAAACTTATGACCGGCCTCGGCCTGACGATCGATCAGGCGGTTTCGCTGACCGATGCAATGAACCATCTGTCGAACGCGCAGGCGTCGTCGGCGTCGGAAGTTCTCGACGTTGTCCGTCGCGTTGGCGCCCAGGCGAAGCAGTTCGGCTTTACCGCCGAGCAAGTCGCGGCGTTCGGCTCGGCGATGGTCGCGGCCGGTTCCGAAACCGACGTTGCGGCGACTTCCTTCCGCAACATGGGTCTTGCTCTAACAAAGGGCGACAGCGCGACGAAGCGGCAGCGTGAAGCCTATGAACGGCTCGGGCTAAGTTCGAAGAAAATCGCGAAGTCGATGCAGAAGGATGCAGTCGGGACGACGCTCAAAGTCATGGAGGCGATCGCAAAGCTTCCAAAGGACGAACAAGCGTCTGTTTCGTCAGATCTGTTCGGCAACGAAGCCCGCGCCCTGCCGATCCTTTTGACGAACCTGGGGCTTCTAAGGGAAAGCCTCGGCCTCGTTTCCGATCAAAGCAAATATTCGGGCTCGTCGTTCAGGGAATTCGAAACCCGGTCGAAGACATTCGCGAACGCTGTTCAGCTTTTCGACAACCGGATAACGGCTTTGAAGATCGCGATCGGGGCTGCGCTGATCCCGGCGCTGAACAATCTGATCGGCCGAATGACGCCGCTCGTCGAAGCCTTTACCGACTTTACGAACCGGAACCCCGAGTTAACGCGGAACGTCCTTGCCGCCGCCGCGGCGCTTGCCGCCTTCAAGGTAGCAACAACCGCCTTAACCTTCGTCGGACTTCTCGGTCGGGGCGGCGCGTTGTCGATGCTGTCGATCGGGTTCAATACCGTCGGCCGGGCGGCCATTGGGGCGGCACGCGCGGCAAGGTCTGCGGTTGCCCTGCAAACCGCCCTCGGTGCGATGTCGGGCGCGAAGCTGACCGGGTTGCAGACGGTCGGGACCGCGCTAAAGGGGATGACCCTTGCTGTCCCGGTCGTGTCTGCGATATCCGGCGCGCTTTCCGCCATAGGCGGCGCGCTGGCAGCGATTTCGGCCCCGGCATGGCTTGCCATAGGCGCCGCTGTCGCCGTCGTCGCAGGCGCCGGCCTAATGCTCTGGAAGTATTGGGATCGCGTTTCGTCGATCGTCGGCGGCGTCGCCAGGCGTATCGGCGAGGAACTGAAGCCCGCTCTCGATCTGATCAAGCCGGCCCTTGATTTTATCAGCCCGGCAATCTCGGCGATCGGCGACGCTTTCGGCACGGCCGGCGAGAAGCTGAAGCAGTTCGGATCATGGATCGCGTCGTTCTTCTCGAAGGAAGTCCTAACCGACGACCAAAAGGCCGGTTACGAAAAGGCCGGTTACGATTTTGCCGACGCGATGATCAATTCGATCAAGTCCGCCTTTCAGGGCCTGCTTGATTGGTTCAAGGGATTGCCGAGCCGGATCGTCGAAGCGATCGGTAATATCGACATTTCCGGGCTGATCAAATGGCCGAGCCTGCCTTCATGGCTAGGCGGCGGATCGTCGGCACCGGCAACGTTGCCGCCTGCAGCCAACAGCAACATTGGAGGATCATCTCCTTCGGGACACCGCGCGACCGGCGGCAACGTCTGGTCAGGCGGCTCGTTCCTCGTCGGCGAAAACGAAGCGGAAATCTTCTCGCCGAAGGGCGCAGGGACGATCACGCCGATTAGCCAGGCAGGCCGATCGGTGTCGGTCAAGTTCGGGGACATTCATATCCACGGACAAAGTAATCCTGAAAAGGCGGCCGACGAATTCCTTCGTCGCGTCGAGGACAAACTTGCGTCGCTGCTTCGCGGCTCGCACGTAGACAGCGGGGCGTTCGGCTGATGCTTTACTCTTTAGGATCGCTATCGATCGAGGTCGCCCCGTTCAACGTTCATGAAGTCACCGAAAGCGGCAGCCCCGATTACGCGGCGAAGCCGGTAGTAGGGGCGGAACAGCCGCTGGAATTTGTCGGCGAAGGCAGTAACGAAATGACGCTGTCGGGCCGCTTGTTCCCGATGTCGCTCGGCGGCCTCGATGAACTGGAATTGCTGACACAGATGCGGGTTAGCGGAAAACCTCAATACCTGATGCGGGGCGATGGAACGCCCCGCGGATGGTGGGTTATCACCAATGTCAACACGCGGTCGGCGTATCTCGGCCGCGTTGGCATTGGGAAGCAGATCGATGTTTCGATCAGTTTGATCCGCGCTCAAAAGCCGGCAGCGCAATCGTTCTTCTCTCTTGTCGCGGGCCTTCTCTGATGGAAACGACCGAAACCATTACTGTCGATCGGGAGGGAATGACGGCCTCCCTTCTCGTCTGGCGTCGTTTCCGGCGCCCGATGCCGGCGACCGTCGAGCGGGTTTATGAACTAAACCCGGGGCTCGCCGAAAGCGGCCCCTTCCTGCCGGTGGGGGCTGTTGTCGTTATGCCAATACCCGACACTGGCAAGTCGACGGCGGAAGCGACGCCCGTTCGGCTATGGGGGTGACAAGTCATGCAGGCAATATATTCCGTCGTCCTCGACGGGCAGGACATTACGGCGGCCCTTAATCCGATCCTGCTTGACTTATCCATATCAGACAGGGCCGGGACTTCCTCCGATAGCGCGTCTATTACCCTCGATGACAACGGCGGACAGATCGTCATGCCCGGCAAAGGTGCCCTTATGACCATCAAACTCGGTTGGAAGGGAGGTGCTATTGGCGTCGCCTTCATGGGAAAGGTCGATGGGGTCAAAGCAAAGGGCGGCAGGTCGGGTCGCACACTGGCGATTACCGCGAAGGGTATGGACACGAGGAGCAAAGCAAAAGAGCCGCAGCGGCGCCATTTCGACGACAAGACGGTCAAAAATGCTCTTGACGCTGCGGGGCAGTTCGCCGGCATTGCCGTGACCGTCGATCCTGCCTTCGCCTCGATCACGCGGCCTTATATCTCGCTCGACGACGAAAGTTTCGTGGCATTCGGGGAGCGGCTTGCACGTGAACTCGGCGCGACGTTCAAGATCGTCGGGAATAACGCTGTCCTCGCCAAGCGCAACGGCGGGACCAACGCCGTTGGGCAACCCTTATCGACAGTAACCGCGACATGGGGCGTCAATCTTCACGATTACGATGTCGAGCCCTTTGTCGGGCGAAAGTCGCATAAGCGGACCCGCACCCGTCATTACAACCGCAAAGCCGCGGAGTGGCAGGCCGAAGAAGCGGAAACCGGAACGGACGACACCGAAACGACGGCGCCGTCGATCTTCAGCGAGCCTGACGAGGATCGGGCGAAAGAGCAATCCTTTGCGGACGCGGCCGAATACGACAGGCGCAGCGGCGAAGGAAGCGTGACGATCGAGGGGAACCTGTCAGCTCAGCCCGAGGGCCTTTGCGTGTTGGAAGGATGTCGCCCGGGCATTGATGGGACGTACCGGATCGACGGGGTTGATCACTCGCTTTCCCGGGGCGGCGGATGGACGACATCCCTGCAGTTGAAACAGCCGAAAGGCGATGCCGGCAAGGACGCTCGGTAAAACTCTAGAAAGGCAATCCGATGACTTTAGGATTTGGCGCTGGCGTTCAGCGCCTCGGCAGCTTCGGCGTGTCTACGCTCGCTGCCCTGAATTCTCTCCCCGCCCCTGGCTTCGCACAGCGCCCGACTGGCTTCGCTTTCGCGGACCCGGACCCGGCGAAGAACGGTATCTACACTTGGACGGGCTACATTTGGCAGCATGAGCGTGGGCTAGGCGATCAGGTCGCTACACTCACGGTAACTGGCGGGACCGGAAACGCGATCCTCGCATCGCCGCAGCCTGGTATTGACCTGACGAACGTCGTCGCGGCGATCCTTGTGCCAAGCGCAACGAACACAGCCGCCGTTACGATCAACGGTACGTCTGTGAACGACAGCGAAGGAAATCCGCTGATCGCCGGGGCCTTCGCCGCAGGTAAATCTTATTTTCTTTGGGTTCGTCCTACGGAATACCGCGCCGTCTTTAACGAATTCGGCTCTATCGGCGACATTGCCGGTCTTCAGGATGCGTTAAATTCGAAGCTCGACGACAACCAGCTTGACACTGACCTTGCGCTGACGGCCGATAGCCATGGCAAGATTGCCAGCCAAAAGGCGGTGAAGTCGTATGTCGATGCGGCGATATCAGCGATTAAAGGCGGCGTTTCGACGGCGTTTGATACGCTTCTAGAAGTGTCCAACGCCATCGCGACGAAGTTCGACAAGGTGGGCGGAACGCTGACGTGAAACTTGATCCTTCAGCTAGTCAGCCCAACTCTTCGGCTCAATCACACTGGTGTGAACGATTGGGGCATCCTCAATCACACTGACGGAAAGTTGTACGTTCAAAAGCTGAGCGGAACCCCTGTCAATGCCTTGGCTATCGGCGTCGACGGTTCGATCTCGACAGCGCAGCTAGGCGACTTGAATACCCGCATCGAGGCCCGCTCCCAGGCATGGGCGAATGACCGCATCGCCAATCTACAATATCGAAAGGTGTCGCTCGGCTACAATGGCACAAGCGGCGGCTACAGCAACATAGGTGGGACCGTCGTCGTTGGATACGCCCGCGATGCTGGCGTGAGCGGGCAGGTGAACGGCCTCTATTACATGTACTTGCAGGTTTTCGACCCCGTGCGCGGTTGGGTAGGGTTTAGCGGTTAAGGAACGAGATATGGAAATCGTGAACTTCGGACTATTCACCCCACGCACGGAAGCGGGGATCGTTCTGTTTGCCAATGAGGACGGTGAAGACTGGTATGCGCTGCGTGATGGCCTGACGAATTGGGATAAGTCGAACGGGGCTTTCATCAATGCCGTCTATGGCGCATGGGCGATGGTAGACCCCTCGACGATGCGCGTCACCAATGTCGAATACGATCCGTCCCGGCTGATGCCGGGAAATCGTATCGTGCTTGGCATCGACGCGAGCGTAAAGAAGGTCAAAGAGGGGATGCTGTATTCTAACGGCGCTCTTCTGGATACGCCGGCGCCGCCTACTGTGTACGACGTGGTCACGGAGCGAACCCGTCGCTTAGCTCTTGGCTTCAATTACAACTTCAGCGACGCGCGCGGAACTCATCGGATAGCGACGACCGACGCAGACATGCAGAATTGGGATGAAGTTTCTAAACTTGCCGCCGCGCTACTTGCCGTCGGGAAGCCTGGCCAGAAGATAAGCATCAAGACCGAAACGGGCTCTTGTGAGGTAACTGCTCTCGAATGGCAATCGATCCTGATCGCAGCGGGGGCATTCAGGCAACCCCTATTTGCTGCGTCGTTCCGCCTTCAGGCGGCGAAGCCAATCCCTGGCGACTACGCCACCAATGACAATTATTGGGGCTGACGACAAAACCAGAACCCCCGATCCAAGGCCCGCCCTAACCGGCGGGCCTTTTTTCTTTTGATTGGAGAAAGTCAATGAACCGCAGCGCGTTTTTCGCCGCCGTCCGATCCTCGCTGTTTCGCGGGTCGCTGACGCAGTCGCAGGTCGACGGGATGTCCGCGATCCTGACCGAATTCGAACGCCGTCGCCTGCCTGTCGACCATACGGCCTACATGCTCGCGACTGCCTACCACGAAACGGCGATGCATATGCAGCCGGTCATCGAAACCCGCCTTCCGAACGAGGCCGAAAACCCGTCGGTCGATACGGCGATCGCCAGGCTCGAAAACTCATGGGCGCGCGGTCGCATGCCGTGGGTAAAGTCGCCCTACTGGCGAAAGGATGCGCAGGGCCGCAGCTACCTCGGGCGAGGGCTGCCGCAGCTAACGCACAAGGTCAATTACGACCGGGTCGGCAAGATGATCGACGTTGACCTCCTCAGCGATCCCGACGCCGCCCTGCGGACGGACATCGCCGTTCAGATCATGATCATGGGAATGACGCTCGGCCTCTTCACTGGCCGAAAGTTGGGCGATTTCCTCGACGGCGCCGACGAGGCGGATGCGGAAGACTACCGCGAATTTCGAAACGCCCGCGTGATCATCAACGGCACCGACAAGGCCGACGTTATAGCGGGCGTTGCGGTCAAGTTCGAAAAAGCACTCAGGCCGGCGAGGCTTTGACGATGGCAGCGATTTCGAAAAGGCTTCGAAGCGTTGCCGGCGGCGGCATCATGTTTTGGTGTCCGGGTTGCGATGGCGCGCATATCGTCATGACCGGCGAAGGCCCGGGGCCTCGATGGGAATACAACGGCAACCCGGACGCCCCGACCTTCATTCCGTCCGTTCTCGTTACCTATGACGGGGCAGACGCCGGCATCGACGGCGCCCCGCCTGCAGTCTGTCATTCGCATGTGACCGACGGGCGAATTCAATTCCTCGGCGATTGCAAACATGCACTCGCCGGGCAGACGGTCGAACTGCCTGACTTCGAAAGGGGCTGCGATGACGATGATCCGAACTAAGCGCCCGACCGAAGCCAAGCCTTCGGGCGAGCCGGGCTGGAAGTGGCGGAAAGCGATGATCTTCCCGCTAATCGGCTTCGCTTGCTGGCGGCTGGCGGTCATGGAAAACGCCCCCGATACGATGGTCAATCAAACGATAGCCTGGGGTTGGGTCATCATGATCATTTGCTTATCCTTATTCTTTACCGGCTTTGCGACCGCGCAGGACATAGCGGCGATCATCGCAACGCGGACGGGCCTGCCCTATGCGCCGCAGCCGGCCGCCATCGACGGCGATCCTGCGCCGCCGCCATCAAGCCCGCCGCCGGGTTATGCGTCATGACCGCGGCGGTTGTCCTGAAAGCGATCGCCGGTATCGTCAAGTTCTTCGGCCCCGTCGTCGTCGTCGCGGCGATCATCATCGCATTTTATGAAGGCGTTCCCGGCCTGCGGGACATCCCGGGGATTTCATACGTCCCTGTCGTTCGGGACTTCGTCGTCGGGAGGGTTCAGACGCAGCGCGCGCTTGCGTCCGAAGCCGCGGTCGAAGGCTACGTTTCCCGAACTGAATTTAAAGCCGCCCAGGCGGAAGCCGATCGCCTGCAGAAGCAGGCGGACGATAACGCGCGGTTCGCCGCGGACGCTCACAAACAGACCGCCATCGCTCGCCTTGAACGCGACCGGGCATTGTCAAAAACGGAGAAAGACAGTGCGGAAGAGACTGACCCCAATATTAGCCGTTGGCGGCAGCCTGATCTTGACCGCTTGTCAGACCGGCGGGCAGGTCGCGCGCATTGATGCCGCGGCGAAGAAGATCGGCGAGGAGCGGGCGGCCTACAACCCGCCCGACTATCCCGAGTATTGCCGGGAGCCGATGGGCAAGGTCGTCCCCCAACTGAACGAGCCGGTATGGGGGCCGCAGGAACGTTGGGAAATCCTTCAAGAGAATGAGAACAAGCGCATCGAGTGGTGCGCGAGCCATGTCGATCAATGGGCGGCGGCAGCGAGGGGCGGCAAGTGACGGAAAATCCTGAACGTGCGATCGGGAAACTTGAAGGGCAGATGACGGCGCTTGTCGCTGCATTCGAAACGCTCGCGGAGAAAAGCGACCTTGGGCGGTCGCGCATATACAGCGAGCTTGAACATATCAGGGCGGACAACGCCGAAAGCCGCCGCGATGTGTCGGGCCTTAAACGCCAGCTTGACGAGTACGCGCTAACGATTGCCGATGTGAAGAAGTGGCGGGAACGCTTCATCGGTATGCAGATATTGATCGTCTTCGTCACGGGCTCGGTTGTCGGGACCGTGGTCGCGTTCTGGAAATGGATCATGGTCAAAGTCGGTTAGCAGCATTGCGTTCCCCGCCTCTTTCGGCGAAGCGGGTTGCAGCGCATAGGGGCCGGGTTGTTCCTTGGCCCGGCCCCTTTTCAATTTCCCCAGGCTGACCGGATCAGCCCACTTAGGCCCCTGCGTTCGCTTCGGCGGCGCAGGGGCCTTTTTTTATTTTTTGTTTTCGCTAACGTCCCGGCGAGCCGGGGAGAGAACCAATGCTTAAAATTGTTGCCGCTTTTGCGCTGTCGTTGACTGCTAGCGTCGCCTTCGCGTCCGACGCGGCGACGAGGGCGAAGGATGCCCTCGAATTGTTCTACATCGCGAACAAGGCTTACAGCCCTGTCGCCTGCAGGACCGCCGAGCAGAACGATCACGACTTCATCCTTTGCAATCAACCTTTGATGGATCGGGGCGTCGGCGCACTATGGGCGACAACCGATGACGCGAAGTTGATCCCGGTCAACGGAAAGGCCCGATCGCAGTTCAAGCGGTTCGGGCCGGCAATCAATGGGGTCGACGGGAAGGCCGTCGATGTCGTGACCTGGCAGGAAGTCTTTCCGGGGCAGAACCCCGACATCGCTTCGGCGCTTACGCTTTTCCAATAAGCTTGACCGGCGGCGAGGGGCGGGGAAGGCGCTTATTCAGCGTTACCGCATAGTTTCCGCGTCGCGAGGCGACGGAAATGCAAGCGATTGTAACGGCTTGGCTTTGGCTATTCTGATTGAAACGCCCCTCCGCTACCACTCATGTTATTGAAAAATATTGCATAATTGGAAGATGCCAAATTCTGGGTGGCTCGAACTTTGCCCAAATTTCGTTGTTGTACCGCCTTGGTACCGACTCGCAGCTTTTCG